ATCACTCACCATTGCCTACAGCGGTCGCGGCGGCGGCAAAGGCGGCGGCAATGCCCGCAGCACACAGGGTGCAGGCAATGCCGCCCTGGCCAACACCGGCGGCGGTGGCGGTGGAGGCCTATCACTCAACGGCGGCGCGGCTGTGTTGGGCGGAGCGGGCGCTGCGGGTTACATCATCCTGGACGAGTACAACTGAACATGGCTGCCGGATGGTTCTCACCAAAATTGGTGAGCGCTGCCTGGGTCAGCCAAAAAGCGCTGATTCCTGGGTGGTTTGATGAAGATTTACTTGATGTAGCTGTTTCTTCTGCATCCATTCAGGCCAGCAATGCGGCTACCACTGTCAGCAGTGCAGCGCTGGTCACAAAGATCAGTCTTGCTGGCAGCGGCACAGCAACAACGGGTGGCAGTGCTGCCCTTGCCACTGGCATTGCTGTACCAGGCACCGCTGTTGCGGTTACAACCAGCCAAGGGACGCTTGCTACACAAATCGTAGCGGCTGCATCCAATGCAGCTACCACTGGGGTCAGTGCGGCACTGGCCACGCAGATTGCGGTTCAGGCCAACGGCACGGCGGCAACAGGCAGCAGCGCGGCGCTGACCAGCGGGGCTTCATTCAACGCCAGCGGTGCAGCTACCACGGGGGTCAGTGCGGCACTGGCCACGCAGATTGCAGTGGTGGCGGCAAACGCGGCAGCCACGCAAGCCACGGCCAATTTGCTGACTGCGGTGCGGCTTTCATCGGCGGCGGCGGCGGTTACGGGCAGCGGTGGGGCTTTGCAAACCAGCATCGCCCTGCAAGCGGCCAATGCGGCGCAATGCCTGGCTGCTGCCAGTCTGACGACGCAGATTTTGATGGCGGCTGCCAATGCGGCAAAAACGGGCAGTGCAGCAGACTTAACGATTGTCCAGCCCACTTTCTTCCCCAACCAACGCACCCTGTTTGTTTCTGAAAACAGGACTTACACCGACCCTGGTGAACAGCGCCGCTGGATGGTGCCCGCAGAGGACAGAACTTTTATTGCGAGCATGACATGACCGACACCTACGACACCAGCAGCGGCCGGCCGGTTATCAAAAAAGACCCCAACGCCGCACCGCTGGACTACAGCATCGATTTAAGCCAGTGGCTGGCGTTTGTGCCCGGCGACAGCATCACCGCTGTGACCTGGACGTCCAGCCCGGCCCTCACCCGCAGCAACCCCAGTTTTACTTCATCAAGCGTCACTGTGTGGTTGAGTGGCGGCGCGGTGGGTGCGCAAGAGTGGGCGCAAGCGCACTTCACAACCGCGCAAGGGCGGCAGGATGAGCGGACTATTTATTTGAATATTGTTGACCGTTGAAAGATGCCATGACACAAGCTACTGAATCGCGCCCCAATGCGGCAGGAAAAACCTACCACCGCCTGCTCAATGACCAGGCGCTTCCCCCGCTGAAACGCTTTTTGCAAATTGAACGGGCGGAAATTGTTGAAGGCAGCAAGCAGCGGGGTATTAAAGGCCTGGATGTTTCCAGCCGAACCCTGAAGTTGACGTTCAGCTCAGAAGCACCGGTGGAGCAGTGGTTTGGAACTGAAATTCTGTCGCACGCTCCCGGTGCAGCAGACTTTAGCCGCTTAAATGACGGTGCCCCGCTGTTATCAAGCCACGACGTTTCAGGCGATGTGGTTGAGGTCATTGGCGTGGTCGAAAGCGCCAGTATTGGGCCTGACAAAAGGGGCCACGCCGAGGTGCGCTTTGCCAAAACAGCGCGGGGCGATCAGGTCATGGGCATGGTGGAAGACGGCATTTTGCGCAATATTTCTTTCATGTACCGGGTTAACAAATACGTTATCGATTCGACCGAAGAAGACCCTTACTACGACCCCAACGCCACCTATACAGCCACCCAGTGGCTGGCGTATGAAATTTCCATTGTGAGCGTGCCCGCCGACCAGACGGTTGGTGTGGGCCGTGCGCTCGCCACTGAAGAGCAACGTGTGATTGTGGAAACACAGTCGCGCAGCGTGCACCCCCCGGCAACTGCCACAACCCCTGAAACTCAACTGAAGGATGAAACCATGAACTTCCGCAAATACCCGCTGCAAAACGCGGTTGATGCGCAGGCTTCCACGGGTGGCGGAAGCGCTGCCCCGGCTGCTGCACCCACCACCCAACCGGACCCGATGATCGCCGAGCGCCAGCGCACGGCCGATATTGTGGCCTTGTGCCGCAAACACAATGTGCCTGTTGAAGTCACCCACGACTGGATCGCCAAAGGCTTCAGCATTGCTGAAGCGCGTGGTGTTGTGCTTGACAAATATGTTGGCGCCAACAGCCAGGCACCCGTTGCGTCACTGGGTGGCAGTCATGTGGATTTGACTGACAAAGAAAAACGCAACTACAGCCTGGTGCGTGCCGTTGCCGCCTGCTTCAACAAAGACTGGACCAAGGCGGGCTTTGAACGTGAGGTGTCGGCTGAAATTGTGCGCAGCACGGGCAAAGAAACCACCGGGTTTTTTGTGCCCATGAATTTGCCCTTTGCCCCCGATGAAACCCATTTGCGCGCCTGGAATTTGCAGGGCGGGCAAAAGCTTCAAACACGGGCCCCGTTTCAAGTGGCCTCAGGCACCGGCGGTAACCTGGTAGCCACCAATCTGCTGGCCGACAATTTTATTGAAGTGCTGCGTAACGCCAGCGTTACGGCTCAACTGGGCGCCCGCTACCTGACCGATCTGGTGGGCAAGGTGGACATTCCGCGCCAGTCGGGCGCAGCATCGGTTGGTTGGGTGGGTGAATCGGTTTCCGGCACCGAGTCTGAAGGCACGTTTGACAAGGTGAGTTTGACCCCCAAGACGGTTACGGCCTGGTCTGTCATGTCGCGCCTGATGATGCTGCAAAGCACGCCGGGCATTGAAATGATTGCGCGGGAAGATTTGCTGGCAGTCTGCGCCCTGGCGCTGGACATTGCGGCCATGTCTGGGACCGGTGCTTCGGGCCAACCCCTGGGTGTTGTCAACCAGTCTGGCGTGAACAGTGTGGTGGGCGGCACCAATGGTTTGGCGCTGAGTTTTGACCACATCATCCAGCTCAAGACCGCACCACGCGTGGCCAATGCCTCGCTGGCCAATATGGCTTTTGCAGTCAATAGCAAGTCGGTTGGTTACCTTGAAACGTTGAAGGCCAGTACCGGCTCATACTTGTGGTCAAACGACGGCTCTGCCCTGGGTGGTGCTGGCGCACGGCTCAAAGGTGAGCAATACGTCAGCTCGCAACAACTGCGCAGCAACTTGACCAAAGGAACGGCTACGGGCATCTGTTCAGAGCTGATCTACGGCAACTGGCGCGAATTGCTGATTGGCATGTGGGGTGTGATGGAAATTGCCGTCAACCCCTACGACTCTGCCGGCTTCAAAAACGGCGATGTGATTTTGCGCGTGATGCAAACCGCAGACGTGGGCGTGCGCCACGGTGCGTCTTTTGCAGTGATGTCAGACGCGCTGACACCAGGCTTCTAAGCCAATAGGCCAGCTACCCGTTTGCAAGCCTTTGCCAGGCCGCTTTGGCGGGGCAAGGGGCTGCGAACGCGGCCCGGCTGCACCTACCCCACACGCCCGCGCCGCGCGTGCCTCCAGCGGCCCTTGTTCAATTCATTTCAATTTTTCGAAAGACCATCATGAAATTCACCGTCCGCGAAGGTTTTGTGCTCAACCACATTGACCGCCTCAAAATGGGTGACAAAACGGTTGACCGCGAGTTCACCAAGTTCCCCGAGGATGACGCGTTTGAGCTGGACAAGCTCCGCGCCACCGAGCACGCCCACAAGCTGGAGCCGGCTGATAAGGAGGCCGTGAAGTTCCTCGAATCCCTTCACGTTGCTACCGCCCCCGAAGTGGCGGGCGCTGCGCCGCTGGACGTGGCTGCCATTGTGGCCGCTGCCGTTCAGGCTGGCATGGCGGCTGCCTTTGCGGCCTCTAAAGCCCCGGCCTGATAACCGCAGTCCACTGCCCCCATGTTTGCTGAAAACCTGGCTGTATTCATGGCCGATTTTGGCGTGCCCTGCACTTGCGGGTACGTTAATTTCACCGGGATTTTGAATGCACCGGACGAAACATTGAACATGGGGGGGCTCAACGTGCTGAGCACGATGTATATGCTGGAAGCGCGCAGCGCCGACCTGGCCGGTGCCGGCATCATGAGTGCCAGCGCCCTCAGTGTGAATGGCGTGGCTTTTACGGTGCGCGATGTGCTCTCAATTGACGACGGGGCCATTACCCACCTGACCTTGACGAAAGTTTGACCATGATTTACAAAATTCGCCCCGGCTACAGCTTTCTTGATTCTGATGGCAGCACCAAAACGGGGGGCGAGCTGATTGAGTTGTCTGACGATTTTGCCAACCAGCACTGCGAAAAAGTGCAGGCTGTTGATACCGCCGTCGCGCTTGAAGCAGATGGCGCAAACGATACAGCTGCCGGGGCTTAAACCGCCATGGCATCTTTGCGTGAGCAGATCCTTGACAGGATCAAAGTGGCGCTTGCTGCTGCTGCGCCAGGCGGGGCCACGGTGTTCCGCTCGCGCGAAGTGTCTATCACCCGCGCCCAGGCACCAGCCATTGTGCTGATGCCAAAAGACAACAACCTCACGCGTTTGTCTACGGGTCTTGACAAAAACCAGTTTGATCTGGAGCTGGAAATTTTTACACGGGGTGACCCGTGGGACCAGTTGGCCGATCCGATTGACCTGGCCGCCCACACGGTGTTGATGGGCGATGCCCCCCTGGCCGCGTTGTGCAGCGATGTGCGCCGTGTGGCAGAAACCTTTGAGGCCCAGGAGGCTGACCGCACTTCTGGCACTTTGAGTGTGCGCTACCGGGTTACCTATTTGACGCAGGCCGGCGACATCAGCCGGGGTGCCTGACTGTTTGCGGCCTTGCGCCGATTTCTTTTTTTCTTTTCCACCCCAGAACCTTGAAAGGACTTTTCATTCATGCAAAACTTTGGCACCGGCACCCTCTGGGGTGCAGCCACGCAAGATGCTTTTGGCGCGACAATTGCCAACCCTTCGCCCGCCAAATTTGGCATCTTGCAAGATGTGTCGGTTGAATTTGATCGTGACATCAAGGAGCTGTATGGCCAGCTCGCCTTCCCTGTGGCGGTGGCCGGGAGCAAAATGAAAATTGCCATAAAAGCCAAATTTGCCCAAATTCTTGGGCGGATTTTCAACGACATGTTTTTTGGCCAAGGCATGACGGCTGGCACACAAACATCGGCGGTTGAAGACCTCACAGGCACGGCCATTCCCACCACGCCGTTTCAGATCACGGTGACCCCGCCAAATGCGGGAACCTATTTGCGTGATTTGGGCGTGCTGAATGCCGCAGGCGTGCCTCTGCAACGGGTGGCCAGCGCCCCCGCCGCCGGGCAATACAGCCTGGCCGGTGCGGTGTACACCTTTGCCGCCGCTGATGTGGGTCTGGTGGTTTACACCAGCTACGCCTACACCTTTGCCCTGGTTTCTGCCAAAGCGGTAACGCTCACCAACATTGCCATGGGCACCGTGCCAATTTTTGGCATTGACCTGCCTTGCAAATACAACGGCAAAACCGCTTACTTCCGCTTGTCAAACTGCGTGGCAAAAAAACTCACGTTTGACCCCAAACAAGATGACTTCACCATGGTTGACATGGACATTGTGGCCTTTGCAGACCCGGTGACCAACAGCATTGGCAGCATTGTGCTGGCGGAATAAAAATGGAGCTGATTCCTGGCGTGGCGTTTGATTTTGGCGGTGGAAGGGTGTTCACCCTGGCACCGCTGAGCCTGGGCACCGTAGAGCGCCTGCAACAGCCCTTGATGGCGCTGGGTGAGCTTGAGGCGCTGAACCCGGTGTCCATCAAAACCATCATTGATGCGGCCCATGCCTCGTTGCGGCGCAACTACCCGGCCACCACGCGCGAGGAAGTGGCTGAATTGATTGACGTGGGCAACATGTTTGAGGTGATCACCAGCGTGCTGGACGTGAGCGGCATCAAACGCAAGGTGCAGGCAGACGCGGAAGCTGCTGCAAAAAACCTGGCCGCCCAGCCGACTCTGACAGAGCCGACTGGGCTGGCCTGATTGCCCACATTTGCGCCAACACCGGCTGGACGTGGCCGCATGTGCGCGAGCATGTTGACCTGCCCATGGTGGACGCGTTGCGGCTGGAGTGGCAGCGCCACCCCCCGGTGCACCACCTGGTGGCGACCT